GTATCTCCGGCACCTTCAACTACATGCTGGTGTTCCAGGCTGAGCACAACATCCTGATGCACCCCTTCCACATGCTTGGTGTGGCTGGTGTGTTCGGTGGCTCCCTGTTCTCCGCCATGCACGGTTCACTGGTTACGTCTTCGCTTGTACGGGAGACTACTGAGGAAGTGTCTCAGAACTATGGGTACAAGTTCGGGCAGGAAGAAGAAACGTACAACATTGTTGCGGCGCATGGCTATTTCGGGCGCCTCATTTTCCAATACGCAAGTTTTAATAATAGCCGCAGTCTCCATTTCTTCCTTGCTGCTTGGCCAGTGGTGGGTATTTGGTTCGCTGCCCTTGGCGTATCTACTATGGCCTTCAACCTGAATGGCTTTAACTTTAACCAATCTCTTCTTGATAACAATGGCCGGGTGGTTAATACTTGGGCTGATGTACTTAATCGAGCTGGCTTGGGTTTTGAAGTGATGCACGAGCGCAACGCTCACAACTTCCCCCTCGACCTGGCTACACATCAAACTCCTATCATTGGATAATCATGGCGAAAGCTGCCCCATTTGATCCGAAGGTATCTTCGGTAACTGTTCAGTATGTCACCAATCTCAAGGCATCTCCTGCCTTTGCTAGTGCATACGGTGAGGCCAATCAAACCCTAACTGAACTGAGCCCTAAGGGTGTCAAGGTTCAAGCTGGAACACTTGCTACGTGGCCGTAATGGCTAAGCAGGGATTATACGCAAATATCCATGCTAAACGTCTTCGCATCAAGAATGGATCTAATGAGAAGATGAGAAAGCCTGGATCAGCTGGTGCCCCTACTGCAGCACAGTTCAAGCGGTCTGCAAAGACTGCCAAGAAGGGTTAGGACACCAGGACAACTGTCACCAATAGGCACCATGCTGTCAAGCGTGTGGCAAAATATTAAAGGCTAGGGACCGTGGCTGGGAAAGCCGAGCGCCCCAAGATCCTGCAGACATTGATCTTGCGGGGCACGCCTTGGAGTCAGGCACCTCAGTGTCGGACCTGACTCCTCTTGACTATTGGCCGGTACGCCGACAACCTTTAGTCATGACAGTCGGAGAGACGACACCAAAACAAACAAATTGAACACATGTCTATTCATGTGATTCTCTAAGCGCTTAGAGAGAAACGACAAACACTTCTCTCTTTACTATTGTGGCTAACACTTCTGTTACTTCTGTAGGTCGCGTAAATAATACGAGCGCGACCCCTCTTGCTCTTGGTACTGCTTATGATACCAAGTATGCAACTTATCTGAAACTGTTCTCTGGCGAGATGTTCAAGGCGTATGAAAGCGCCACTATCGCCAAGGGCACTGTGCAGAGCCGTACCCTGAAAAATGGAAAGGCTATGCAGTTCATTTTCACGGGCCGCATGGAGGCGGCGTACCATGAGCCTGGTACCCCGATTCTGGGCTCTGGGGATCCCCCGGTGGCTGAGAAGACCATCATCTGCGACGACCTGCTGATCTCCAGCGCTTTCGTCTACAGCCTTGATGAGACACTGGCTTGAGTATTGGGTCAGTATAAATTGGAAGAATTGCTGGAACCCTAAGTCCGAACGGATATGGCAATCAGCAGCCGAGCCTCTTACGCTTAAGAGGAAGGTTCAGAGACTAGGTGGTTTGGGAAGCGTCCCATGTAATACACCATAAGAATCCAACACCAAATGGTGAAGATATAGTCCGAACCTAGCCGAAAGGTTAGTATATTTGCATTACTCGCTCCGTTCGGAGATCGCTGCAAAGATCGGCCACGCTCTGGCCGAAGCTTATGACAAGAAGATCTTCCGCACCATTGCTAAGGCTGCTCGTGAAGCACACCCCATCACTGCTGCCCCTGGCCCTGAGCCCGGTGGTTCGGTAATCCAACTTGGTGTCAACAAAGAGTATGACGCACAAGCCCTGGTGGACGCCTTCTTTGAGGCTGCTTCCATCATGGATGAAAAGAACCTGCCCAAGCAGGGTCGCACCGCTGTGCTGTCTCCTCGTCAGTACTACGCTCTGATCAGTCAAGTTGATACCAACATCCTGTACCGCGAATTTGGTAATAACCAAGGTTCTATGAACTCTGGTGATGGTCTCTATGAGATCGCTGGTATCAGCATCAAGCGTTCTAACAACCTGCCCTTCCTGGCTGGCAACATTGCCGCTGTGAACGGTGAGAACAATAACTACGCTGGTGATTTCAGCACCCACTGTGGTCTGATCTACCAGAAGGATGCCGCTGGTGTGGTTGAGGCCATTGGTCCTCAAGTACAAACCACTGGCTCCGACGTGCGCACCATGTACCAAGGCGACATCATTGTGGGTCGTCTGGCCATGGGCTGTGGCACTCTGAATCCCGCTGCTGCTATTGAACTGCAGTCTGCTCGTTCCTGATAAAGGAGAGATCAGATGGGATTCGCACCTGTTGACGGTGTGGGCGTGACTATTAGTTCTACTGCCTATTTCCGTCCTCCTATTGAGCCTGGTCGCGAAGGTGGCACTGTGGTAAGCGTTGTACGTCTTACCGCTGGTACTGGTCAAACGGCTGGTACTAAAGCCACCACTGATGACAACATCAATGGCGCTGGCTGCACTCTCACTACTACTGTGACGAGTGGAGCTGTTACTGGCCAAACTGTTGCCGCTGGTGGTGATGGCTATCGCATTGGTGATGTGCTGACTGTTGCTGGCACTACTGATGCGACCTTCCGCGTCACTTCTGTTTCTTATACCAACTGAGGTAATATCCAATGGCCGCTTCTGTAGCTGCTGGTGGCAATGGCGTCTGCTCTACTGATGCAGAACGTATTTCTGTCGCCAAGACTCAGCGTCGCTTCGGCGGTGCTGCTATTCCCGACTCCGCTGTGAAGTCGGTTACCAAGGGTCTGCGTACTGCATATCCTGGCGTTGAGTGCAACATCACTAACGTCTGATTTATTGGGGGTCCCTAGCGGCCCCCTTTTTTTATTTCCCTTGCTAACAACATTATTGTTATGCCGTTCCCTACCACTAACGCTCAGACTGAGCTTCAAGCTGTTAATGAAATTCTGGCGTCAGTTGGTCAGGCGCCTGTAACCACTCTCGAACAAACCAACCCGGACGTTGCGATTGCATACGACACACTGTTACAGGTGTCACGGGAAGTGCAGGCAGAGGGATGGACATTCAACATCGAATATGATTATCCGTTCATCCCAGATAATAACAAGGAAATCCTGATACCCAATAACGTACTGCAACTTGACTTAAGTCCAGACTATCGAGACAGGGATGCTGTACGTCGTAATGGAAAGCTTTACGACCGAACTGGACACACCTATCAATGGGATGATTCAGAAGTAAAGTGCGATGTAGTTTGGCTATTTGACTGGGTTGATCTGCCGATCCCTATTCGTGACTATATTGTTTCAAGGGCAGCTGTAATTGTTTCGAGCCGAATTGTTGGCGACAGCGGTCAATATCAAATGCTTCAGCAACGTGAGGTTTACACACGGGCTATGGCGTTGGAGTTTGAATGTAACCAAGGAGACTTTACATTCTTTGGTCATCCCCGTGGAGCCAACTTTTACAACAGCTATGAACCATACAAAGCACTGTATCGCTAATGGCAAGTATTACACAAAGGGTACCTAACTTTCTAGGTGGTGTATCCAGACAACCTGATGACAAGAAGTTTCCAGGGCAATTGCGTGAATGCCTGAATGCATATCCAGACCCAACTCTTGGTTTGCTGAAAAGGCCAGGAATGAAGCACGTGGCAACAATTGCTTCAAGTCCAACAAGCTACAGCAATGCCAAGTGGTTTTATATTAACCGTGATAACACCAATGAGATTTACATTGGCTGCATAAACGGGGCTGGAATACAAATCTGGAATGCCACAACTGGTGCTGCCTGCACTGTTAGCTATGAGAATAGCGCAACTAGCTACCTAACTGGTGGTAAGAATAACTACGACATTCTGACTGTACAGGACACAACGCTGGTCGTCAACAACACAGTTACGATAACCACGAAAGCCGCTTCTAGTTACACAGCAAATAAAACGGCTACAATTCGTGTCTACAATGCTGGATACGGTTCAGAATATAAGGTAACGATTAACGGAAACACTAGGTCGTTTACCACTAAGAATACAGAGGATCCTGCACTAAGCAACACAACAACAACAAAGGTGTTGAATATCGGGGAGATCATTGATCGCCTTGATACTGAGATTGCAGCGATGAGCATCTCTGGTCTGACAAGAACCAAGCTCAAAGGATCACTAGAGCTGAGCTGTACATCTGCATTCACGATCAGCGTCACTGGTGGTATCAGTGGTGAAGACATTAAAGCATTTCAAGAAAGCGTAAACAACATCTCAGAGCTTCCTAGCGAAGCCATGCATGGGAGAGTTGTCACAGTAACAAACACAGTTGGAAAGGAAGACACCTACTACGCTAAGTTTATTGCTGAGAATGGTGTCTCAGGTAAGGGGTACTGGGAAGAAACAATCAAGCCTGGTATATCAGAAGGCTTGACAGAGAGCACAATGCCTCATGAACTGCTGAACCTGAGTACTAATACATTTCTGTTTCGACCACTGATTAAAGACGTTAGCAACAGTGCTAGGTCCTTCTGGGAACCACGTCTAGTTGGTGATGATGATACCAATGAGCATCCAAGCTTTGTTGGAAAGAAGATCCAGAAAGCATTCTTTCATAACAACCGTCTTGGTTTCTTAACCGAAGACAATGTGTCAATGAGTCAGACAGGTGAGTACTTCAACTTCTACCACGTCAGTGCCTTAACACAGGTTGCTTCTGATCCGGTAGACATTAGCTGCTCAAGTCTGAGGCCAACAGTTCTTCATTCAGTGATTCCTGCAGCTCAGGGCTTAGTTCTGTTTGCACCAACACAGCAATACATGTTGTATGCGGATAACGGGATCCTTACGCCACAAACAACGGTTATCAGGACTATTGCAAACTATGAGTGTGATAGCACGATCAAGCCTGTTGATGTTGGTACTAATATGGTATTTGCATCCAGAACTCCTGGCTATACACGTGTCTTTGGGATGGTCACTAGGGGTCAACTGGAGAATCCTGAAGTAGATGAGATTGGTCGTATTGTTGCTGAATGGATTCCAGATAATATCGACAATCTAATTGCAAGCCCCCAGAACAGCTTCATTGCGATGTCTGGTAGAACATCAAAATATGTCTATTTCTACAGGACATACGGAACAGGTGAGCAGGCAACAATGCAAGCCTGGTTTAACTGGAAACTTCCAGGTGATGTTCAGTACTGCATCGCAGATAACGATAACTTCTGGGCAATCACATACCAAGCTGGTCAGTACACACTACTGAAGACGAGCCTGAACCAAACACCAGATCAGCAAATCCTAGTAACTGATCAAGGTAAGACTGTACAGATTTGCATGGATATGTACAAGCTGGCTGCATCAGTTACATACGATGCAAACAGTGAGACTTCCAAATGCTATCTCCCGTATGCAGATGTAACAGCACTCGAACCTGTAATCATCATTGCAGGTGCCGTGCAAAACAATTCGATCTACGAATCTGGATTTACAGTTACACCGACACGTGGCACTGATGGTACAGGACCATACTTTGCTGTATCAGGTAAGAATCTAACAAGTCAAGCATCACAAGTCTATGTAGGTTACAAGTATAACTTCGACGTTGAGTTACCTGATATGTATTACATGTTGGGTGAAGGAAAGTCGGATTATACAGCTACATTAACTATAGCCCGCATGAAGTTTTCCGTTGCACTTTCAAGCAACCTTGGATTTAAATTAAAGGCAAGGGGTGCTGCAGAATGGTATGACGTGCAGTCAGTGCAGAATGCTGATTACTATCTTGGTGATGATGTGCCGTTAGAAGAACAGTCTGTCTTCACATTACCTATCCATCAACGCAACAACAACTTTAGCTTAAGAGTCTTTAGTGACTCACCATTCCCTGTCGCTCTTACTTCGATGATGTGGGAAGGTAATTACTCGCCACGATATTATAGGAGGACTTAATAGATGGTAGCAGCAATTATTGGTGGTGTTCTTACTGCAGGTAGTATTGGCCTTAATCTAGCTGGTGGTGCTGCAAAAGATCGAGCAGCACAGGAGGCAGTAAATCGACAATACAAGTCTGACATAAGGAATTATCGCTTCCAGAATCAGGAGATGCGTCGTCGTTATAGATACGACAAAGAAGCTCTTGGTATTCTGAAGGAAAATAATGAGACAGAGCTTTCATACAAAGAGCAGACAGCGAAAAGGGAGTACGGTTATCAGCTTGCTATCCAGGCATACGAACAGCGTAATGCTGAACGTCAGTGGCAGCAATCTGAAAAGATCTACAAACAACAGCTATCGTTCAATAATATCGCTGCTGCTCGTGCGTATGAATCAGAACGTCGCAAGCTAGAAGAAATCAAGATTGGACAGGCATTCCAAGCACAAGACATGCTTGTAGAAAGCTTGCAGGATCAAGGTAAGGCAGCTCTGATGCAGTCTGGTAGATCCGCAGGTAAGGGTGCACAGGTAAGTCTTGCTTCATATGGAAGGAACATTGCAATCTTGGAAGAGAGCTTGAAGAGTGCTCAAAAGCAGCACATCTCAACTCTTCAGAAGATTGACTTGGAGAAGCTTGGAAGTGATCTGGCAGCAGAAGCAGCAAGGATGATCAAACCAGAACGTCTACCTGAAATTCCTCCTCCGCTTGCATTACCACGTCCAACATATCAAAAGGTATACAAGCCCAAGAAGCCGCCGAAGCCAATCAAAGGTGCTGCAGCTTCTGGGGGTTTCTCTGGTGCATTGGCAGATAGTGTTGCAACACTTGGTTCGTTGAATTGGGGAGCAGCATTCCCCACAGGTGGTGGATTTGAATTTGGCAAATTATTTGGCTAATCTTTAATGGAACAAATCAGTTATCAAGGGTACGCCCAGGCTGAGGGTTTCAATCCAATTCAGGTGTCTCAGGAGTCAGTCAATCGCATTGCGAAAGATGGCCAACGTACCATACGTGGTATGCAAGAGGCAGCCCAGCAGGACATTAGAAACCGTGAACGTTATCTAGAGGGGATGCAATCGGCTAGTCGTATTGAACAGCAAAGCCGACAAGTCTCCTTTGAATCCAAGAGTCGTTCCCGTGTAGCAAGGCAGGAAGCATTAACTGCTAATGCTGAGCGGGAAAGGCAAAACACACTGATTAAAGGTGACAGTCAAGCCGCCACCATGAAGAGTCTGTCATCACTGAGCATGACAGCTTCTAAATTGGCTGGCACCTTAGAACGTGAAATGTTTGAACGTCAAGCTGATGATGAATATCAGAAGACGTTAATGAATGCGTATGAGAATGGGATCCCAGCAAAGGATCAAATCACTCATGCAAGCAATGAACATGCACTAAGGATTGCAGGTGAAGCAATTGAAAATAGGGCTGATCAGCTCAAAGCCGCAGGTGCTGAGCCTGCTCAGGTCGATGCTGTCCGTAGTCTGAACAGAGCACGTCGTTATGGACGTGATAAGGCTATGGCTGAGCTTGCCGGACAGTCGTTCAAGAGTGAAGCACAGAAGTTTCTAGAGACCAATGAGGAACTAGAAATTGATATCCCTGATGAAGTAAATGGTGGAACACGGAAGATTAAGCCAATTGAGGCTACTACCAGTGCTGAAAAGGCAGCAGTCTTAACTGCATTCATCCCAGAGTTCCTCAAACAGAAAGGGCTGTACGGGAGGAAGACTGAGTTCTTGTCTCCTACGCTTGTCAAGATGCGTACAGGCATTGAGGAGATCGTGTCTGGTGCTCGTGCTGATGAAGCAAGGGTGGCAGATCAGACACGCCTCACAGAGGCCACTGAAGCCGCGTCAGCGTCTCGCTCTGTCGAGTCTTTGCATGACTTGTACCGTACTGTTGCACGTAGTACTAATCCCCAGACAGGACGTAGTTACACACCAAAAGAGGCTCGTAACTTCATCTTTGAATTGGTAGGTACTCAGGTTGATGAGAACGGGCAGCTGCTGTTTTCTGAATCAGAACGTCAGTCATTCTTTGATTCAGCGTTCTTTGACCAACCTAACAATCCCATTGGCAAGCGGTTTGCCACTGAAATTGCAGACGCCAAACGTCAAACACGAAATGCTGAAACACGGTATTTCGAGGAGATGGAGGCTAGCAAAGATCTAGAAAACAAGCAGGCTCTACGTGACCTTAAGGATAACTGGCTTAAGAGTTGGGATGGTAATGCAGAGGAGCTAAACGGTCTCATTGAAGCAGCAACAGGTGCTGGTAACTTTGAAGCTGCTCGATGGCTGAGTAACTTTGCAGGGACTACAAACGAAGCAAAGAACGACCGTGAGTGGGAGAACATCTGGCAAGAGAAGATGTTGCTTGGTGTCTTAACTCCTGGTGAAGTTCAGAATGCTGTTGGTGTCTCTACTGAAACCAAGCTGAAATGGCTTCCGAAGGCACAAGAAGCTGAAACAACAGCTATATCAAAGGATGATGCAACTGCCTTCAAGCAGTCCATTGATAACGCACTAAGAGCACAATCCAAGCAGCAGAACCTACAGCAAGCTGCAGATAGGACACTACCTCTTGCGCAGCTGTACGCATGGCGTCAATTCCAATCGGACTACCGCCAGGCAATGATTGACACCAATGGGAATCGTAATGCTGCCAAGGATTATGCGTTTGGTCGCTTTGAAAAGGAGATCCAGAACCAAAGTGGCATCTACTCAGTCGTAGATCGCAAGACTGTCAATGGTCAAACTGTAATGGGTAATGGCTTCAGAGGCTTCCAAGTAAGTCCTCAGTCTGCCAAACCTTTTGCTATGACACACACTATTGATGTGTTGAAGCAGAATCCAGGAGCTATTGACACTGAACCATTGATTGAGAAAGGTGTTCTGGAACGTGTGAGCCAGCGTGCTCGCAATGGTCAAGGTATCAGCATCCCTCCTCAGATCCAATACATCAGTGATCGATTTGGTGGCAAGTTGTCACCTATTGACATCATTAATCGTCAAGCAAAGCTTCAGGGTGTAGAGCAGATTCCCCTTCAGTCGTATGAGCGTACTGTTACCAAGATGGTGAATCCTGAATACATGCGTTTACTGAACTACTTTGGCAATACAACTCGTTATCGCATTGCTACGGTTGGAAGTGGAACAGTACCTGCAACAGCACCCAAAACAATCCGTTCTGGTAGTGCTGGATATGTGGATCTGACGCAGACACTGTTAGCTGCTGGCTTTGAGGCAAAAGATGTTCCACTGTTCACTGCTATTGCAATGGCAGAATCGTCAGGTAATGTCCGTGCATCACGTCGTGATACGGATGTACATGGTCTATGGCAGATTCGTTATCCAGTCCACGTAGACAAACTACGTTCTCTTGGAATTAGTAACCGTGAGGGCCTCTATAATCCACTGAACAATGCTAAAGCTGCTTATGCCATCTATAAGAGTCAAGGTGTAGGAGCGTGGTCTGCGTTCACCAACGGTGCCTATAAGCAGTACCTAGGCGCTGCACAGGCAGCAATGAAGAGCTATGGACAAACACCTTGGAGACAGGGATCAAATATGAACCCACGCATCCTTGAGTACCTAACTGGTGACACTTCCCACAGAGGTTACAGGGCTGATCATGGTGGTGGTAATTACCACGAACACCTAGCCTTTGCATCCCCTGAAGAAGCACGAGCTGCAGCTGCACGACTAAATGCAGCTGGAATCAAGACGACAGAACTAAAGGGTGTAAATCCTGTTGGTAGACACTCCCAAAACTCATACCACTACTCTGGACAAGCTTTTGACGTACCTGCTGCACAGGTTCCCATCGGCAAAGAACAAGAACTATCAAGACGTGTACGAAGCATTCTTGGCATCTCATAACTATGACTGACTATTTTAATCCTTCTACACCTGAAATCATCAACGATCCAGATGAAGAGAAGTATGTTCACCAACTAAATCAACAGGCGGTCATTGAGCAACAAGAAGACTCGCTACAAAAGGTTCAGCAAGAACAACAACGTGTTCAAGCTGAAGCTACAGCAAAGAAACAGAAGGCTGATGAAGAGGCAAATTCTTTAGGTGGTCAGCTTAAAGAAGCTGCTGTAATTGCAGCAACACCGGTCTTAGGTGTTGGTGACTTTGTTAGTGACTTTGCTCGCCTCTTTCCTGGAGGCAAAGGTATTGATGATTGGTGGGACGAAAACTCACCAAAGTCAAAGCACGGTCTAGTGAATGGCCTCCGAGATATTGCTGGTGTTGTCCTTCCGTCACTTATTCCTGGTGGCTGGGCAATTCGGGGTGCAAGTCTTGCTACCAAGGGAATGCAGCTCACTAAACTCCAACGAATGGCTGGAACAATTGCAGCCACTGTTGGTATTGATACTGGTGTAGCTGCTATCTCAGAAACTTCAGAAAAAGGTGATAACCTTGGTACACTTCTCAATAACACACTTGGTTGGGATGTACCTTGGGCTATTCGTGATGGTGATAGTCCTGATGTACGACGTGCTAAGAACATCCTTGAAGCTGCTGGTCTGACAGGTGGTGTTGAACTGCTGCTGGCCAAGTTTGCTAAGCGTGGAACTCAACTGATCCCTAAGGATGAGACAGCTGCACGGGTGCTTGCTGCAGAGGATGCAGCGAAGACCATTGATGATGTACCTGAACCGACTTCAGACTCTGTAGAGCTTCTACGTAGGCAACGTCAGTTTGCTCAAGATGAGGAGATGATCCGTGCTCTGGAGGCAGATCCTCAAGGGTTCAATGGATATAACGCTTTCATCAATGAACCTGCTGAGTCACAAGCTCGTGCTGTGATTAACTTTGATGCTAATGGTATCAGAGCCAAGGCAGATCAAGCTGTAATCCAGGCTAACAACGGAACAAGTAATGGTCGAATGACTGCGGCTGCCACACCATCCTTCCAAAAGAAGTTTATGGAGGCTGCTGACGGTACTGAGCGAGCACAAGATCTTAATGAACTGTTCGGTACGATTGCTCCCAGTGTTGACGTTATCCGCAACGGGAAGAAGATTCCCGCTGATCAAGTCAATGCAGCAGTCGATGTACTTGTAAAGGCTGTACATGGCCTTGATCTTGCTGACTTTACCAAGACAGTAGAGCAGATGAAAAAGAACCTGTACGAAGGTCAGTCATTCTTCGGTGAAGAGGAGTGGTTGATCGCCGCTAACTCCTTCAAGCAGGCATTTGAAGAAATCTACAACCCAAATCAAATCCGAGCATCCGCAATGCTGACTCAAACAGCAGCAGATAACGTAGCTGATGTGTCTCGTGCTGCCAACTTGATTGGTGATATTGCTGACACATCACGTCAACAAGAGATGGCTTTTGAGAACATGCGCCTTCTGGGAAGTGAAATCCGTGCCAACCAGTATATCGCTGGTAAGTCTCTTGAAATGAAGAAGCTGATTAAAAACGGAAACCCAGCTGAGCAAGCTGCATGGATGTCTATGCAAAAGGCTCAGTTTGAAGAAGGGTTGAAGGCTGCCAAGGAGAAGGGTGCAAGGATTGTTGACACCCTTCAAGAGATCCGAAAAGAGAATCCTGAGTACCTGAAGCCTCTGATTGCTGCGTATGATGCAACTAATGGTAAAGTAGATGACCTGTACAAGCTTCAGCGTTATGCAGAAGAGAACATTGGTCTAATTAAGAAGGGAATTATTGACGGTAACCCTGAAGTCCCAAGTCAAGTTATCCAGGGCTTGCAAGCTGTGCGTTACAACAACGTATTGTCTGGTATGTCCGCTGTACGTGCTGCTGCAGGTAACATTGTGACCACTGTAGCCAAACCTGTCTCTGTATTTGCTGGAGCATTAGTAACAGATCCTACGGGAAAGAAAGGTGTTCTAAAGCGTGCAATGTATACCTTTGGTGGGGTATCGGAGAACTTCAAGAGGGCCATGAAACTGATGGGTGAAGAGTGGAAGTTTGCTGTCTCCAATCCTGAAGAAGCCATGACTCGTGGCCGTGGTGATCTCATGCAAGCCAAGCTGGATAACTATGAAGTTATGGAAGCAATGGCTGAAGCTTGGACACAAAATGGTCAGCATGGTAAAACTGCCATGTGGAACTTCTCCAAGGTTCTCAGCTGGTACAACAATAATCCATTTGTTAAGTACGGCACCAATGCAATGTATGCCCTTGACGGATTCTTGAAGTCAATGATGGCAAGTGGTATTGCCCGTGCTAAGGCATACGATGAAGTATTCCAAGCAACAAACGGGGCTTTTGATGATGTACTTTTTAATCAAAAGCAAAGTGAGTTGTATAGCAAAGCATTCGATAAGACAGGCCTCCTAACTGATGAGGCTGCAAAGTTTGCTTCTGGTGAGCTTGCACTCAACCTAGACAACGAGATTGTTCAACGCCTTGAACATCTGATGGAGAAAGTACCGTTCATGCGGTCTCTCTTCATGTTCCCACGTACTGGTGTTAACGCACTGGAGTTTGGTTGGTCATTCAACCCCGTCAGTGGTCTTGGTGGCGCTATTGGCCGTGTCCGCAAGGTGATGAATGCCAAAACCCAAGATGAGATCACAGAGGCGCTTGCAGAGCACGGTCTGGAATACAGCGATGAAGCCTTCCACTCGCTGAAAGCTGAGTACACAGGTCGTCAGTTGATGGGATCTGCTGTAGTTCTTGGTGCTGGTCTCTGGGCTGCAGAAGGGAACCTGACTGGTAATGGTCCCCAAGATGCTGCTGAGAAGAAGCGGATGATGGATATGGGCTGGAAGCCACTCTCCGTTCGTGGACCGGACGGTAACTGGTATAGCTACCAAGGTTTTGAACCATTTGACTCACTGCTTGGTCTTGTCGGTGACTGGGCATTCCAAGCAAGCCGGGTTGATCAGGCCTGGTCTGAGGCCATCGGACGGAAGATCATGTACTCAATCTCGATGAACGTTGCTAATAAGACGTTCCTCAGTGGGTTTGAACCGCTTGTATCAATGTTATCTGGTGATGAAGGTGCCTGGAACCGCTTCCTTGCGATGCAAGCCGATTCCATGATCCCCTACACAGGTGTGCGTAGTATGTTGTCTAAGGCGATCACGCCCCAACTGAAGGATGTAGAGAACGACTTCAACTCATATCTTGCTAACCGCAATAAGTTTCTATATGGAAATAATGATGCGTTGAAGGATCTACTCGATATTTATACTGGGCAACCCATTAACTACCATGAACCTCTGACTGCAGCAGCAAACGCAATGATGCCGTTCTTCAAGAGCAATGGTGGTATGGAGCCGTGGAGGCAATGGTTACTAAGAACAGGTTGGGATAACCTTCAAACAGTACGTACTAACCCTACAACCAAAGAACCTCTTACACCTACTGAACGTCAGTTTGTTAATAACTGGATTGCTCAGAATGGTGGTTTGGCTGATCAAGTCGAACGAATGAGAACGGCACCAGATAAGTTCTGGGATTCAAAGATCAAAGAATATGTCAAGGCTCGTGGGTTAAAAGATCAGGCAACCATGCCAATCAAGAAAATGGTTGTCCATGAAGAACTAGATCGCATCCATAACGAAGCCTTTAACATGGCATTCACTGCACTTGAGCAGCAAAATGCAACTAGCTCCATGATTGGCGGATATAAGTCCCGTCGAGATCGTCGCCTTGGTATTGGTGACATCCAAGGAGCATCATCTGACGCCACCCAAGTACAAGAACTACTGCAAATTGCAAAATAAAGCGTCATGGCTGTCACTCAGAATACGTATACAGGGAACGGTTCTACCGTTCTCTTTTCTTTTACCTTCCCATATCTTGAGACCACTGACATCAAAGTAAGTGTCAATGGTACGATTACAACTGCATATACCCTTGCCAACGCCACAACTATTCAGTTCAACACGGCACCTGCTAATGGCGCTGCTATTAGGATTTATCGTGAAACTGACGATAGTAGTCTACAGGCTACGTTCTATCCTGGATCCGCTATTCGATCTAGTGATCTGAATGATAACTTCACGCAGAACCTGTACGTAACACAGGAAGCTAATAACGTTTCTTCTGCTGCTACGACAACGGCTAACACTGCACTGACGAACGCTAATACGGCTATCAGTACAGCCAACACTGCACTGAGCACAGCCAACACTGCCTCAACCAACGCCAGTGCTGCAGTCACCACAGCTAACACAGCTAGCACCAACGCTAGTGCTGCTGTGTCTACAGCTAACACTGCAAGCACCAACGCATCAGCGGCTGTAACAACGGCTAACAGTGCTGCTGCTGATGCTGCTACTGCTCTTAGCACAGCAAACACTGCACTCAGCACAGCCAATACAGCCAGCACTAATGCCTCTGCTGCTGTCTCCACAGCTAACACTGCATCTACCAATGCAACGGCTGCTGTAAGCACCGCCAACACAGCCTCCAGTAATGCCTCGTCTGCTGTAAGCACTGCTAATACAGCCTCTAGCAATGCCTCTACTGCACTGTCTACAGCTAACACTGCTATCAGTACCGCTAACGCTGCAGCCTCTGCTGTGGCTAATGCCATTCTGTATGACACCGTAGCCAACGTTGCTGCGATCCCAGGATCTCCCTCTAACAACGATGCTGTAGAGGTTGTCAACTCCACTGGTATTCAGAGCTTCACTCCGCTGAGTGGTTTGCCTTCTGGCTTTGTTGGTGACTCTGGGCTTAGTGTTCGTCTTGTCTACACGACCACTGGTGCAACGTGGAACTGGATTCAATACTTCCCGAATGATCCAGAAGATCGGTATGGGGATGCGATCACCACACTTCAGGGTGATGTACTTGGTCTTGATAACAACAAGCTAGCTCTTGCTGGTGGCACCATGACGGGTGCTCTGGTCCTCTCTGCTGATCCTACGGTAAACCTTGGTGCTGCTACCAAGCAGTACGTTGATAACAACCTTCCTCCAGGCACTACAGTTAGTGATACTGCACCATCTTCTCCAGGTGTTGGTGATCTCTGGTATGACAGCACTGGTGGTCGTTTGTATGTCTGGTACAACGATGGTAGTAGTTCTCAATGGGTTGATGCTTCGCCGTCTGCAAGTATTGAACAGTATTGGAACCGCGTAGGTACAACGCTTAGCCCTGCTACTGGTGGGGATGTAGTTAACCTCAGTGCGGGTACTGCTGGTGCTCCGGGCATTACTTTCAACGGTGATGTCAACACTGGTATTTACTCTCCTGGTGCTGATCAACTTTCGTTTAGTACAAATGGTACGCATCGGGCAACAGTAGACAGCTCCGGCAGGCTCTTAGTTGGCACGTCTACTGCGCGTGCAAACTTCTTTAATACGACTACAAGTTCGATCTTTCAAGTTGAAGGTAATTTAAGCAGTGGGTCACTAGGGCAGGCGATTTCTCATGTCTACGGAGAAAACGCTGCGTTAGGTGGTCCTTACTTTATTTTTGGCAAGCACCGATCAGGATCTATTGGAGGCACGACACTCGTTGCAAGCAACGATCAACTCGGTGCAATTTCATTTAAAGGTGCTGATGGCACTGAGTTTGTAGAAGGCGCACGCATCCAAGCATTTGTAGACGGCACCCCCGGTGCTGACGACATGCCAGGCCGTTTAGTGTTCTCCACTACCGCCGACGGAGCGAGCAGCCCGACGGAGCGAGTCAGAATAACTCAGAGTGGCGACGTATTTATTGGAACCACAACCTCAGGACTATCAAACTCCAATGGCTTTGGCTTTAACAATGCGTCAGGGCAATCCTATCTAAATGTTGGCCACCCATCCGGAACGAATAGCGGCTTTGAGTACATCGGCTTTAGTTATGCTGGCTCGCAGATCGGATCAATCAGACAAAGCGGAACAACTGGTGTCAGCTTTAACACTTCCTCTGACTACCGCCTAAAAGAGAATGTGGTGCCACTTGAAGACGCTACTCTTCGCGTCAAGCAACTTAAGCCTAGCCAGTTCAACTTTATTGCTGAACCCTCTAGGACAGTTGATGGATTTATTGCCCATGAAGTCCAAGCTGTTGTTCCTGAGTGCGTTACTGGCGAGAAGGATGCTGTTGATGAAAACGACAACCCCGTCTATCAAGGCATTGACCAAAGCAAGCTGGTGCCGTTGTTGACTGCTGCGCTGCAGGAAGCGTTGGCTGAGATCGAATCTCTGAAGGCTCGCGTTACTGCGCTAGAGGCATAAGTCCTACTCACTAATAACCTTATCTAAAGGTAACCTATCATGATCACTATTCTTGGCATCAAAGTGTCCTATGAGGCACTTGCTTTTCTTGCACTATTCCTTGGCTCCGAGATCATCGGTGCATCCAAGCTGAAGGATAACGGTGTTGTACAACTCATCCTTAGCGGCATCAATGCTCTGAAGCCTCTGCGTAAGGAAGACGATCAAATCCAACGCATTAAGGATACCCTCAAGTAAACATCATGGTACTGCTCAGCGTTAAGCAGTACTACCCACAAACAGATAGTGCAACAGGTCACGGAGATCGGATGTGCTTTAGCTCAACGTGTGCTATGGCCATCAAATATCTCCGTCCTGATGCGCTGAAAGGTAGTAATGCAGATGATGATTACTTGAGAACAGTTCTCAAATACGGTGATACAACCCAATCCACCAGTCAAATCAAAGCCTGCCAGCAGTACGGAGTGTTTGCTACCTTCTACACCAAAGGAACAAGGCAATCACTCATCAATGAATTAAAAGCAGGCTATCCAGTTGGTACCGGCATCCTCCATCGGGGACACGTCTCCAAACCCACTGGTGGTGGTCACTGGATGCTGCTGATTGGTGATGATGGTGAGCGTGGTGTCTTCCATGATCCATACGGGGAGATGGATGCAGTTAATGGTGGCTATACCACTGTTGGCTCAGGTGGTAAGGACGTTAAATACTCCTGGAAGAACTGGCTTCCTCGTTGGGAAGTAGAAGGTAAAGGTACTGGATGGTTCATGACATTCAGACCCATCAACCCGAAGTAGGCTAATGATTGAAGCCATCATCACGGGAGTTGTATCTCTCGTTGTGGGTATTGGTGGAGGAGTAATGACTCTAAGTTCTAAAGCTAATTCACGTATGGATCAAATAGACAAGCGCATCGACTCTATCGAACTTCGTCTGGCTGAGAAATACGTCCCAAGGCAAGAACTGGCCAACGCCCTTCAAAAGATGGAGGATCACATGATCCGCATCGAAAACAAATTAGATCAGATTGTATTGAGAAATGGCTAACAAGAAAGCCACAGAGGATATGTTCAATGAGTTACATAATATGGTAACCAAAGAACTCCTCAACCGAATCAAATCCGGCGAAGCAAGCACTGCTGATTTGAAGGCAGCATGTGATTGGTTAGCCAAAAATGACATTAGTGGGGTGGCTATGGAAGGTAGTCCGTTGGAAAAACTAGCCACAATTCTCCCAAAAGTAGACCCAGAACTTGTTCAGACGAGGCTTTATGGCAGGAAAGACTTCTGATTACTACAAACAGAACCCAGAAGCCCGTCAACAACGTCTCAAACAACAGAAACGTTATAACAAGACTGCTGAAGGTCTAAAGATTCGCTCTAAAGCGAACAAATTAAACCGTGAACTCGGTACATATGGCAATGGAGACGGTATGGATGCGTCTCATACAGGCCCAAATACCGGGAAAAAGGAAAAACCAGCGTCAAATCGACGTAGACCACGTACTGGTAAGAAGTACGCATCATGACACCGCTGCTACCTAGTCCTGATCACTATCTCCACAACCTCATAACCATGACAAGCCCTGAAGCAAAGCGCCTTTGGAGGCGTGCGATTAAGGAACACTTTAATTGTCAGTGTGTCTATTGCGGAGAAACCTATGAATTACACGAACTTACACTCGACCATGTTAAACCTAAGTGCTATGGAGGAGAAGATCTTACCTCAAACCTCGTACCTAGTTGTTGGAAGTGTAATCAGGATAAAGGTAGCAACAACTGGCTCTCTTGGATGAGAGCGACTTTTGGAATCACTCCTCGGGAGAACCTCATTCTTTCACATATTAACTAATTATGGCATATAAAACAGTCCGCAGAAATGGTCGGGATGTCCTGATTGATACCCGTACTGGCAAAGAAGTCAAGCCAGGACAGCGCTTGATGAATGAATTAAGGTGGGCCGGTCAAGGGATCACAGACAACTACACTTATTCTGATAAAGTCGATGCAAAGTCTGGCCGTCGCCTGACCCCTGCAGAAGTTCGTAAGGCAGAAAAGCCGAGTAAACCTGCTGCTACGTCTTCATCTAAGCCTGCAGCAAAACCCGCTGCCAAGCCTGCAGCCAAACCCACAGCTAAAGCACCAAAGAACGGAGATCGTACAGTTAAAGAAGGCAATGTATTTGTCTTCAACAACGGTCAGTGGACCCTTGCGCCCAAGCCCGCTGCAAAACCCCAGTCAACCACTAACCGTCCAGCAGCAACACAACCCAGCCGCCCCGCTGCAAGCCGTCCCTCAGCTCCTGCAGCTCCTGCAAAACCTGCATCCCCTGCAGCTCCCAAAGACCGCCGTGTCTCCGCAGCGACTGCTAACCGTGAGTCAGGTAACTATGGCACTAGCCGAACCAATAACCCCATGATCGACGACGCCATGAAGGCTCGGATGCGTCAACGGGAAGATGCTGCTGGTGTCGGTCCTGTTAAGGATGGTGCTCGTTATGCAGCTGATGTGAAGAGCAACACCCAAGGTGTCGGTCCAGTTAAGGATGGTGAGCGCTATGCAAGTAATGTGAAGCCCTCAGCTTCTACCGCAGGTAAGAAGAAAGAGGACGAAACCAAGAAAATGTCCATCGCTGAACGTATGCGTCGGCGTCGTGCAGGTCTTGCATAACCCATAAACACTCTCTAAGGCCTTTCTAAGCCCCAGGAAGGCCTTTCTTCTATACTTTAGGTATCATCCCACCCATGAGCCGTTTAATCCTTGTTACAGGTCCACAGAGAAGCGGTACGACAATAGCTGCTGCAACACTAGCTGATGACTTCAATCTAACTTTCATTGATGAGACCGGATTCATACCTGGCAACTCTTATACAGACGCCGTAATCCAAAGTCCTAACGCCTTGGACAGCTATGTCATCTTGCATCACATGTATCCACAGGCAGAGTTTGTCTTTGTGCGAAGAAATAAAGCCGACATTATTGCCAGCATGAAACGGATCGAATGGCTGAAGGATGATGTTGAAGACTGGGAGTCATTTCTTAGTGACTATGTAGACAACAGGTTTGAGTTATGGGACAAGCTAAAGACCTACCTACCAAAACAGACCCAAGAGATTCCATACAATGCACTCAAGGGTCATCGGTTCTTTGTCAACAAGGAACACCGTACAAGCTTTACGACCAAGCAATGGCAAGCAGGGAAACCACTAGGACCAAAGACTTGGCCTAACAATCAACAAGGTATTCAAGAGCTTTATCGTGAACGATATTCTGGCAGCACTGAAGGGTGACTTCAAACTCTTCTTACAAGCCCTATGGCAACAACTAGACCTTCCTTCCCCAACACGAGCACAATACGCCATTGCTGACTACCTGCAGCACGGACCCAAGCGTCTACAGATCCAAGCTTTCCGAGGAGTCGGTAAATCGTGGATCACTGGTGCTTTTGTGCTGTGGACACTTTTCAATGATCCAGAGAAAAAAATCATGATCATCTCGGCTTCTAAGGAACGGGCAGATAACATGTCCATCTTTCTTCAGAAGCTGATCATTGAAACACCATGGCTGATACATCTACGACCAAAGAGCGATGACAGTCGTTGGAGTCGTATCTCCTTTGATGTGAACTGCTCACCTCACCAAGCACCATCCGTTAAATCCGTTGGTATTACGGGTCAGCTCACTGGTTCTCGTGCTGACCTGATGATTCTTGATGACATCGAAGTTCCCGGTAACTCGATGACAGAAATGATGCGAGAGAAGCTACTGCAGCTGTGTACTGAAGCTGAGTCCATCCTGACACCAAAGAAAGACTCACGCATCATGTACCTGGGTACACCCCAGACCACCTTCACCATCTACCGTAAGTTAGCTGAGCGTAACTACCGGCCCTTTGTCTGGCCTGCTCGATATCCACGTAAAGACAAGCTGAGCCAGTACGAAGGTTTGCTGTCTCCACAGATCGTGGAAGACATCGAGATGGGAGTAGAAGAGTGGACACCAACAGATCCTGACCGCTTCACCAGTGATGACCTACTAGAACGGGAAGCAGCAATGGGTCGTAGCAACTATATGTTGCAGTTCCAACTTGATACAACCCTAAGTGATGCTGAGAAGTTCCCACTTAAGTTTTCTGATCTCATCATTACTTCTGTTAACCCAACCCAAGCACCTGATGCTGTGGTGTGGTGCAGTGATCCACGTAATGTTCTCAAAGATCTGCCTACTGTAGGACTTCCTGGAGATTACTTCTACTCTCCTATGCAGTTGCAAGGTGACTGGGGTCCCTATACAGAAACAATCTGCTCAGTAGACCCATCAGGTCGTGGTACTGACGAAACAGCAGCTACATACATCTCTCAAAAGAATGGCTTTCTCTACGTTCACGAAGTACGAGCGTATCGCGACGGTTATAGCGACAATACACTTCTTGACATCCTTCGTGGGTGTAAGCGCTATAACGTTACCAAACTTGTTGTCGAAACAAACTTCGGTGACGGTATCGTCGCAGAACTGTTCAAAAAACATCTCCAACAAACCAAGCAAGCCATAGACGTAGAAGAAGTCCGGGCCAACGTCAGGAAAGAAGATCGAATCATCGACACCCTAGAACCTGTCATGAACCAGCACAGGCTCATCATTGATCGAGCGGTGGTGGAATGGGACTACGCCTCCAATAAAGACGCTCCTCCAGAAGACCGCCTCCTCTACATGCTCTTCTACCAGATGAGTCGCATGTGCCGGGAGAAGGGTGCAGTCAAACACGATGACCGCCTAGACAGCCTTGCACAGGGGGTCAAGTACTTCACAGATGCCATGTCCATCAGCGCCTATGAGGCTGTAAAGACCCGTAGACAAGAAGACTGGCATGATCTGCTGGAGTCGTTTATAGACGATCCTCAGGCTGCTACAGATCACCTTGTGATGGGTTTCGACCTAGATAAAAGACGGCAAGCAAGAGGTTCAAGGGGTCGGTCATCCGTACCGACATGGGTTTAATAGACCAAAATAAGACACAAAGACACATTCCTTGAGATCCTTTCTGCTGGAATGGATTTGGGGCGGTCCCTGACGTATACAGGGAGAGGGAAGGGTGGACCCGAACTCTGTAAAGGGGGAAGACAAGAAAGACAAGCTTCCTTGTCTTCCCCTCTTTTATATATGAAGTGCTCGTGGTGCACTTCTCGTTATTACTAATTTTATCTTCTATCTTTTCCTCCGACTCTAACCACCACCTTATCCGGTATTACTATATGATCTAGACGTGCTCTTAATGCACGTACAGTATCATATATAAATATACCTCCTTAGCACCTGCTTGATTAATGATTACTAACCACTCAGTCAATCTAATCCACATCACACCTAATGCTGAAGAACTTATCAGCTACATGGCACGTGTATCTAACCCTTCTAATCAATCAAACACTCAGACAAGTGCTAGGTTGATTAAATATCTCATTGATCATCAACACTGGTCTCCTTTTGAGATGGTGAACATGTGTGTAGAGATCAATACTACTCGGTCTATATGTGCTCAGATTCTTCGACATAAGAGCTTCTCATTTCAAGAGTTTAGTCAACGGTATGCAGAGGTAACTGAGTCGGGAGTAATACCCGAATTAAGAAGGCAGGATACTAAGAACCGACAGAACAGTGTTGATGACTTAGATCCGTATGATGTGCAAGGATTGAGGACTGAGATAGAAAGACACTTCATTGAAGCAGATCAATTGTATGATCGATTACTTAGTTATGGTGTCGCTAAAGAGTGTGCTAGGGAAGTATTACCACTAGCTACACCAACTCGGTTGTATATGAATGGGTCTATTCGGTCTTGGTTACATTACTGCGATCTAAGGACTGGTCATGGTACTCAGAAAGAACATGCAGTGATTGCTGGTCAGATTCAAGACTTGTTGTATGAACATCTTCCGTCAGTGAGTGAGGCGATGTGGTCTGATGATTAGTGACTTGCAGAAGTACCTCACTGTTGCATTGGCTATTGCGATAGTTGGTATCAGCTATTACTTTCTTCTTTTACCAGCTAATGAACGAATTGAATCACGTTGTGCTGCATCTGGTGGGTATGTCTTAATTCGACCTGGTTCCATCAGTCAGTGTTTACGGTCAGCCCGTTAGCTTTGTATGTCATATGGAACTAAAACTAGCTGAATTCCGTCTCCTTTATCGGACATGGAAGCGTGGTGTTCCCTGGATTGATCATCTCCTCCTTGGTCTCCTTGTGTGGCTGGAGGAGAAGTTGATTAATACTCGGGTTAAGGTGGAGGTGGATGAGGCTATTGAGGAGTATAAGAAGATTGAACCTTCTTTACCTGACTATGTGTCTCCTGTTTACACAGAGAAGCCGTCAGACACCTCTACAAGCCTCCCTGAGATGCGTCTAACGGCTCCTTGGTACGATGTAACGTACGATGAGAAATAAGCGGCTTACAGAGGCTTACAGGTGTGTCTCTAAAATATAAGCCATTAGGTTGCTTATACTGCGTCCTTCCTTGTTGCTGCGTTCAATGAGTGCCTGATGGATAGACCAAGAGACTGTTGCTGTTAATCGTACTGGTTTCCTGGAAGAGATTCGGAAGGTTTCTGGTCTTTTTGTGTCTTGGGAATCAAAATGATTCATCAGCTCAATGCATAGTTGAGTTGGTCACGGGGCAGGAGCTGCAACTCGCTGTCCCACCACAGCTTATCAGCCTCAAATTACAACAAAAATTTCTCAAGTCTTATATACGCCCCCCAGGGCCGCAGCTCCCCCCATGGCGGGTCGTGTTCCCAGGCATATGGGCGGGCCTAGACTACTAATCTAGTGGCCTTTGGTATCACTATTATACCATTCACCATGCCACATGCAGGCGTAGGCATGGCTTATTGAGAACGGTTCGCAACAACAGACATATGCCATATGAAAATATCTGTATGCGATCCCTTATCAATCAACTACTAAACGATAAGCATAGCTAATCAATACACACCTACTACTCATAGCCACAACCTAGCAGCACCAACCGATCACAGCCGACACAACTCGTAACATTACGGAATATTACAGTTCCTCGCCACTTATCCACTCCAGCACATACGATGTAGTCATGCGGGGGAACGAACCACTTCTCCTGCATATGTGCCGCACGACAAAGCGTCACAACCTCACTTCACTACTATCCACTTCTGGGTACAGTGAGTTCACGCACCTGGACAACCGAATAACCCACAGCCCACATGCGCCGAGCAACAGGCCTTGTTGGATCATTGCACTCTGCCTGCAAGGACGCAGGCTTTCTGCAGTGTTCAACGCTGCTCCGATGGCGACTAGCCGTCACCTATCCACCTACGGGAAACACCGTGACCAACACCACCTACAACGGCTGGGCAAATCGTGAGACCTGGGCCATTGGCCTGCATCTCATGGACACAGTGGTTGACTGGATCAATGATGACATTGATGCATGGTCCAAGGATGACACCAAGGACGCAGCCGTACTGTTTCAAGATCTAGTTGCAGAACAAATTGAGGGGGCAGAACTTTCTTCTACCTTCCCATTGCTGCTTGATCTTCTCGATTTGTCTTCCGTTAACTGGAAAGAACTAGGCCAAAGCGCCCTTGATTCTGTCTTTGATTGACTCTCTCCAATTGCCCTACCTATCCACTTATGGAAAGGTGGGTTCTTTGAGGGACTCACCCTCTCAACTACACAAGGACGCACATGTTCACCACCTACGAAGATTCAGTCATCGCACATGCTGATGATGACGGCAACTTGTCTCGTAATGACGCTATCAAGCTGCTCTCTGATCATGGGTTCTCGTTAGATGACATGTACGAGGACAATCATGGGGTCAGTTGGGCACACCTTGATGCCCGCAATGCTGAGGCATTACTTGCTTGGCTTGGTTATTGATGATGATCCTTCTCCTACCACTACCACCCGTTCTCTTACTTCTCGCCTGTATCTACTGGCTGAAGCGTTGACTCTCTCACTTAGGGACGCACTCTGTTGCGTCTCCCTTTCTGAGGGACTCTTTGTCTCTCAAAGTATTCATTCATGCACACCATGATCAAGACAATCACTCATCACATCATGTGCACGACGTTAATGATTGCCTGTTATTCAGGTGCAGCAGCTGTCACTCTTACATCAGTTGATCTTATCAACACTGAACTAGAGAAGATGGCAGATGCCCGCATCGAAGCACTGACTAAGTAGTTGGTGCTTTTTCTATGCCTAGCTCTTTTCACAATCATCAATGTAAAAGCACAGTTATGCGTGCAAACTACCAGGCCATTCTCAGTGAATGCATCGAACGTGGAATCCTGAATTACATGCGAAGCATCGACATTGTTAATCCTGCAATGTTGCAATCACTAGAGAGTGAGATTTGGCTACAGCTTGATTCCTTTCTTATCTTTGAGGAGCCATGAAACCACCATCAGACATTGTTGTAGGTCAATACCTACAGCTGATTTGCTTGTGTATTGCTGCTGCTATTGCTGCTGTCTATACAGCTGGCTATGTAGCGGGAACACAAGTTCACCGAATGAATGAGTTTGTAACGGAGGTATTTGTTTCTTGTCTATTTTCCTTCCGTCAAATCAAAGCACTAAGTTAGAACAATACGAATGCCTGACGGCAAGTGGCCAGGGCGTCAAGGTCATGGCCGCCAACCAAGAACACGCTTTTCTGAGCTGTTCTGAGCTGTTGTCCACAGCCACAGGTGATCTTATACACATCCGTTTATGTCATGAGTGGTAAAAAGAACTACTTTCCTAACAACTGGCAGGAGTACAAGGACGCTGAGGACAGCGACTTTATCCCGCATACGTTTGAGGAAATCATGTCTTGGAAGGTTGGGGGTTGGGAACTACCCAGCAGTGTCTGCTGTGTGATCCGAACCACTAACTTAGAGACCAAAAAGACCAAGGAGTTTGTCTACCAGAAGTACGGCATGGCCCAACGAAAGGTAGAAGAACTGCTGAAAGATCCCAAGATCGAGTTCACAGTCTGTGATCACGACTCCATCCACCACCTATCTCCCCACGAAATCCATGAGTGAAGAGACATTCAACCGGCGACTGGATCAGCTGATCAAGGAAGTTATGCAACACCCGCATAAAGATGAGCTGCTGCGAATCGCCCAAGAGCAGCTTGCGGATGATACCTTTGTACTAGCCTCGGACCCATCTTGACGCTCTTTTCTCTAGGCCCGCTTTACATTGGCACCGCTTGTGCTGCAGATTGCTGCATTTATCATGCTGATTCTGCATGGGTTATCCACTTGTGGATCATCCGTCTAGAATGGGACTGTATCCGACCAAAGGATCATGGATCCACTCAGAAGAACCCTGACCAATCCGGACATGGATCGTCTGGGCAGAGTCATGAACTTATTGCGGATGCTTGACAAAGAAGTTCCGGCTCAAGCATTGGCAGTTCTCTTCTATATTGCGAGTCATGACAACTGTCACAAGACAGCAATAGAAGAAGATCTCAACATGCCCAATTCAAGCACGAGCCGAAACATCGACCGCCTTACAGAACACCACCGTTTGAATAAGGCGGGCATGGGCCTAGTTATTAAGGAGGAAGACCCATCTAACAGACGCAGACTTCAACTTAAGTTGAGCCACAAGGGACACGAACTCATGAAACAAATTGAGGCTATCCTTTATGGATAAAAGGACGCAAAGGATCCTGGATCGCATCCCAAAGAAAGCAGCTATTAAAACGTTTAGCCAAGCGTTTGATCATGCTTGCACGCAGGTCACTGCCTGGGATGAAAGAACAAGCAACGGTGAGAATGTCAGACGACATCTCAAACAGTTTGAACAGATTGCTGGTGACCCTGCTCTCACAATCATGACATCGCCTTTCATCAAGGCTGTTGTGGAGGATGCCATTGATACCTTTCAATGGTCAGAGGGAAGTGCCAATCGTTTCATCTCAACGATCAGCATGACTCTCAAGGTTGCAGCACGGGATGGCTACATCCAAGGTGTTCCGGTGATCACCCGTTACAAGGAAGGAGAAGGTCGTACCAACTGGTACACCAAAGAACAGATTGATCTTCTGGTCAACCTAGCCCGTGAACGTGGTGATTGGGAAATGGCTGATCTGATTCTCCAAGCGGTTTACACCGGTTGTAGACAAGCAGAGATCAGGCGGTTGCGAGTTAGGGACGTGGACTTCCGTCCAGCCAACCCCGTCCTTCATGTCGGTGGTACACCTGACTCGGTAACCAAGGCCAAGAACTACCGGCAAGTTGGGATCAACGACAAGATCGCTGAGCTGCTGCAACGCAGGATCCAAGGGCGTGATTCACAGGCTTTGGTCTTTGGGGACACCTGGATCAACCGCCAGATGATCAACCGCCACTTCAACAGAGTGCGGGACAAGGCGATCCGTCTTGACCCATACATTGATGAGTCGTATGTGTTCCACACCTTGCGGCACACCTATGGCACCTGGCAGATCGCTGCAGGCACACCTTTGATGCACGTCAAAGAGAGCATGGGCCATCGCAACGTCGCCACGACGGAGCGCTACGTCCATAACACACAGGCGTCTGTGATGTCCTGTGCAAACAACATCTAGCGCCCGTCTAGGTGTGGTACGATTTCGCTGCTACGATGGATTCAAAGGACGAATCTCAGCAATGAGAATCGCTGGAATCCCAGTGGGAGCGTGCCGGAATTGGTAGACGGACTCGACTCAAAATTTGGCGTCTAGAACTGTCCACCTTCACACTCATCGGGGCCACTAGGCCCTTTTTTATTGGGGTTCTCACCTATCCACATCCAGATATGGACAGATACCTATCGAGTCCGTGGATTGTTGTGAGACTTAACACCTGTAACAACTCGTATTGATCGCGCCTATGGCAACACCAGCCTTGATCGAAGCCCAATGCAACCTGGAACGAGAACAGATCCACATGGGGATCGTTGGCCTGCACCAAAACACCCGAAAAGTGGAGGAGCGGTCCTACGCCTCAGCAAGCATTTATGGCTCTGCAAGCATCAACGCATTGATGCCCAAGCTGGTTGACCGGATCACAGCCAAGCGCAACCGGATCTTTGAGGGCAAAACCGGGGCAGCCTTCAAGGAGATTGCGACCCACCTCAAGGACATCGAACCTCTAGCTGCTGGAGGGATCAGCATCAAGGTCACGTTTGATCGTGTCTTCAGCTACCGCAAGGGAGCCAACCTCACCCAAGAGGTATGCGCCGCCATTGGTGGATCGCTGGAGGCCGAGTGCCAGATGCGCCACTACGAACAAGTGGCACCAGGGTTGTTAAAAAGTATTAAGCAGAACTACTGGCACGCCAGCTGCGGGACACAGCAACGTCTGACCGTCGTCAAAACGATGATGAACAGGCACGAGGTGGAAGCGTGGCAGCCATGGGGTCGTCACACCCGCATCAAGTTGGGTGGCTGGCTCCTTGACTGCATCATGGAGAGCAGTGGCTGGTTTCAGCGCGTCAATCGGCGTGAGGGGAAGCACACCAAGAGCTACATCGAACCAACACCCGAATTTATCGAAGTCAAAGATCAGGTGATGGCAAGTGCTGAGCTGTTTGCTCCACTGGCCTGGCCGATGCTGATCGAACCCAACGATTGGGCCAACGACAAGCAAGGCGGATACCTGCTCAATGAGGTGATGCGGGGCCATGACCTAGTGCGGAGGGGCGATCCCTGCCGTATACAGGGGGAAGCGCCGCTGGCTTTTGTCAACAAAGCACAGAAGGTTGCTTACCGTCTCAACCCCTTCATTGTTGAAGTGGCTGAGCACCTGTTTGAGCGGGGTCAAGCGGTGGGGAAGTTTGTCCCCGTCGTGGAAATCCCTCTGCCTCCCAAGCCCGTAGACATTGCTGAGAACTACGATTCTCGCAAAGACTACAGACGCCGTGCTGCTGAGGTGATGAACCAGAACGCCCATGCGTTCAGACGTTCCTGCCGCACACGCATGACGATGGAAGCGGTGAAGCGATTCAAGAATGTCCCAAGGTTCTTCCATCCATTTTCGATGGATTACCGGGGCCGTCTCTATCCAATCCCTGCCTTTCTGACACCCCAAGACACAGACTTTGGAAAGAGTCTGCTGAAATTTGCCGATGAGTCATTCATGACGGATGAGGCAGAAGGCTGGCTGGCTTTTCAAGTCGCAACCACCTACGGCTTGGATAAGGCTCCCATGAAAGAGCGGTTGGAATGGGTGTCTCACAATCACAGTCTGATCAGCCGCATTGCCAAAGATCCCATCGGGTGTCTTCCTGAATGGGAAGCAGCTGATGAACCATTTCAGTTCATGGCGGCGTGTGAAGAGTTCTATCACTGCGTAATCGCAGCTGATCGTCAATTCACATCGCTCCCAGTCGCGGTTGACGCCACCTGTTCTGGCATCCAGATCTTGGCTGGCCTGTGCCGTGATCGCAGTGCTGCAACGCTTGTCAATGTCTTGCCTAGCGATAGGCCACAAGACGCATACAAGGTTGTCGCAGAAGCAGCAACACCTCATTGCCCAGCATCAATCCGTCCACATATGGATAGGAAGACTGTCAAGCGCGTGGTGATGACTCTGCCTTACTGTGCAAAACCATTTTCAAATCGTGCTTACATTCGTGAAGCACTTTCTGAGAAACGTGTAGAGATCGACAAAGAAGATCTCACTGCAACCGTGAAGGCTGTGCGAGAGGCGATGGCCAAGGTTCTACCAGGACCGATGGCTGTGATGAAGTGGATTGAATCAGAAGTCGCTCAGACCATTCGATCTGGTCGTCAGTATCTGGAATGGACAACACCATCTGGGTTTGTTGTTCATCAGAAGCTGAACAAGAAACAGATTGAGTCAATCGAGCTACAGCTCATGGGTCGTTGTCAACTGCGTACAGCGGTCGGTGAAACGGATGAGGTTGATCTTGCCCACCACAAGAATGCAACCATGCCAAATCTGATTCACTCACTGGATGCCTCACTGTTGTGCTTAGCAACCCTGAGATTCGATGCACCCATCGCATTGATTCATGACTCTGTGCTCTGCCGGGCAACTGACATGTCCGTTCTATCCACTTTGGTACGAGAGACGTACATGCACCTGTTCGCAGAGCACGACTACTTGCGGGACTGGGCCGAGCAAATCGGAGCACAGTCCGAACCCCCGATCATCGGAGACCTTGAACCGGAATCCGTAATCGAATCCACCTATTTCTTTTGTTAATGACACGCACCATCCACGTCACCCAAAGCCCTGTAGTTCTTGATGGCTTCCAAGCTGTCATGAAGCCTGGCAAGTTTGGTGGTCATAACTTGGCTGCTCTGATTGATAAAGATCTGATTGATCATCTTGAGCAAGAACGAGCTGAACTGCTGAAATGGCAGGAAAGCAAGCTGAAGAATCCCAAGCGGGCCATCCTCAACCCTGAACCGTGGGAGGAGGTTGGTAATGGTCAGTACCGAATCAAATTCTCCTGGAAACCTGAGAATATGCCACCAATTGTGGACACAGAAGGTACTCCCATTACAGACGAGAGTACTCCGCTCTATAACGGTTCCAAAGTTAAGTTGGCCTTCCGGCAGAAACCTTATTCCATGCCTAGTGGAACATGGGGGACTTCGGTCAAGATCATTGGCATTCAGCTCATTGCCCTGAGCAATGGCGCTGGTATTGATGCTGGTGATCTAGATGAAACTGAAGTAGCTGCCCTGTTTGGTCAGACCAAAGGGTTCAAGGCCAATGATCCCAACGTCACCGTCACCAACACTTCGGAAGACGACGACGAGTTCTGATGAAGTATCGCTCTGGTCTTGAGAAGCAGGTTGCTGATCTTCTCAATGGGCTAGGCGTGAAGTTTGAGTATGAAAGCACGAAGGTGCCATACCAGTTGATGTGTAACTACACCCCCGACTTCCTCCTTCCCAATGGTGTCTATCTAGAAACCAAAGGACACTTCACTCCTGAGGATCGCCGCAAGATGCTTGCTGTTAAGAAAGCGAATCCGGATCTCGATATTCGGATGGTCTTTCAGGCTCCTCACAACAAGATTGAAAAACGTTCAAAGACCACCTACGCAATGTGGTGCGAAAGGAATGGGATTCAACATTGCGCCTATCACTCCATCCCTATTGAATGGCTGACCTGACACTGATTAAGGATCTAGCCATGAATCTCATCATGGCACTCGATAAACACGCATCACCCAACGATGTAATCGAAGGCTTTGAGGATGCCCTTGATGCCTACGAAGAACTTATCAAGCAGTACCACCAGAAATGAAGTACGTCGATTACGGAACCCCTGAGTTCTACGCAGAAGGCTTCAGTGACTACCTCGCTGATGTTGATGCCAGTGATCCAAAGACAACAGAGAACCTGATTGAAGGGTTCTACCGCGCACTCGACTCTTGGTTCGATTATCACGATGCACAAGCACGAGCCTACGCAGACATGCGAAAGCGAGTTCGTGAGGCACTTGCCGTGTGAACACTGTGGGTCATCGGATGCAAACTCCTTGTATTCCGATGGTCACACTTTTTGTTTCAAGTGCAACACCTATGGCCACACCGAAGAGCCGGTTCACAATCATCAACGCATGTCCTCCAATGTCACGCTCAAAGGAGAAGCCGTCCGGCTTAACAAACGAAACCTGTCAGAGAAGGTCTGCCAACAGTACAAGATCTACAAAGACGGAGACATTCTACGGTTCCATTATTTCGATGATGCTGGAATCCTGCGAGGCTGCAAAGTAAAGACAAAGGAAAAAGTCTTTAAGTATGAAGGAGATGTCTCTGGAACACTCTTTGGACAACATTTGTTTCCCGCCTCTGGAAAACGAGTCGTTATCTGCGAGGGCGAGCTTGATGCGGCTTCATGTCAAGAGGCTATGCCGGGGTGGCCGATGGTGTCTCTACCTAGCGGTGCCGCAGCGGCCAAAAAGTCGATTCAACGGGCTCTCCCCTGGCTCCAGAATTTTGAGGAGGTTGTCCTGTTCTTCGACAATGACGAGGCAGGCCGTCAGGCGACGGAGGAAGCAGCAGGCGTATTGCCACCTGGCAAGACAAAGATCGCTGCACTCAAAGGTGATTACAAAGATGCGTCAGATGCCTTATCTGCCAATGACGCTGAGGCAGTTCGTCGAGCTATTTGGGACGCGAAACCTTACCGTCCAGATGGGATCGTCGAAGGAAAATCTCTTCTAGAGCTAGTCACTACACCGACTCCACCAGCTGATCATGACTACCCATTTGAAGGTCTCAATAAGAAGCTTCACGGGATTCGTTATGGCGAATTGGTGACGCTGACTGCAGGATCAGGTGTAGGGAAATCATCCGTGTGTCGTGAACTAGCAACACATCTTCTCAAGAAAGGAGAACGTATTGGGTACCTAGCTCTCGAAGAAAGTAATCGTAGAACAGCACTTGGCCTAATGTCATCGGCATTTGGCAGATCACTTCACCTAGGCGAACATGACCGAGCTACTCTCACCGAAGCTTATAACAGCACTCTTGCTGACTGGAACCTCTATCTTTTTGATGGCTTCGGTTCTTTCGATCCCGACATCATTTATCACCGAATTGAATATCTTGCTTGCGGGCTAGATGCACGGGTGATCTTCTTGGACCACCTCAGCATCTTGCTGTCAGGCCTTGACGGTGATGAGCGGCGGATCATTGATCAAACGATGACCCGTCTACGCAGCCTTGTTGAACGAACAGGTGTTGCCATGTTCCTTGTTTCACACCTTCGGAGAACTAACGGTGACACAAACCATGAAGAAGGTGCCCGCGTCACTTTGGGACAGCTGCGTGGATCTGCAGCAATTGCACAGCTGTCTGACGGAGTTATTGCGCTCGAAAGAAACCAGCAGAGCGCATCTGGAGGAAGTGATACGACTGTGCGAGTCCTCAAGAATCGCTATTCAGGCGAAGTTGGCGTCGCGTGCACTTTGAAGTACGACCTATCCACTTGCAGATTTAATGAAACTGAACACGAAGATGGGTTCGATCCCACCACTGATTTCTAAGCCTCAAGACTACGGATACCCTCAGTATCTTGATGAATATAACGACCCATCATACGGGCTCCCGCTGAAGCGACCCAACCCTCCGACTCCTCAAGCAGTAACCAAAGCACAATTCGTTGATAAGACGTTTGTGTGGAAGCCTCAATGAATCTGATCTTCGACATCGAAACAAACGGTCTTTACGATGATGTTACCGAGATCCACTGTATTGGTATCTACGATCTCAACAGTGAACAGATGTTGGTCTTCAATGATGAAGGTACTGAGCAACCAATCACAAAAGGGATTCAGCTTCTTGAAGATGCGTGCACCATTATTGGGCACAACATCATCGGGTACGACCTACCAGTAATAAAGAAGCTGTATCCCTGGTTCACGCCAAAGGGTACAGCGCTTGATACTTTCCTGCTAAGCCGCTTGTATCACGCTGACATTCTGGAGATCGACAAAAAGCAAAAATGGGTTCACATGCCAATACAGCACTATGGTCGACACTCTCTGGAATCCTACGGTTATCGCCTAGGCGAATACAAAGGGACCTTTGGTAAGACAGCTGACTGGAAGGAATGGTCACAAGAGATGCAGGATTACTGCTTACAAGATGTCAACGTTACAAGAAAGCTTTGGAAAGACTTCCACAAATACCTGACTGGATCCAACTAGAGCACAGGGTTGCTCAGATTCTTACCGATCAACAACTACATGGATGGTACTTTGATGAGCCTTCTGCATGGGAACTTGAATCAACTCTCCGAAGAGAGCTTGAGGAAATTAGTCAGGTACTACGAAACAGGTTTCCTTACGTACTCGGATCGGAATTTACTCCTAAACGAGATCTCCGGACACAGGGATACGTCGGGGGAGCAACTTTCTCTCGACTAAAGGATCTCAATCCAACAAGCCGTGATCACATTGCGTGGATCATGAAGACGTACTACAAATGGAACCCAACTGAATTCACTGACAAGGGGAAACCAGTCATTGACGAAGTAGTTCTCAAAGACATCGGAACAGAGGTTGCTCTGCAGTTCTTCCGGTGCTTGGAGCTGACAAAGTTCCTTGGCATGTTGTCTGAAGGAGTGAATGCATGGCTGAAGCTAGTACGCAACAACCGAATACATCACCACTGTTCAGTGGCTACTATCACACATAGATGTGCACATCGTAAACCAAATTTGGGTCAAGTTCCAGTTGAACCTGAATTTAGGAAGCTATTCCGCGCTAGCCCTGGTTATGTCATGGTTGGTGCTGATCTAGCAGGCATCGAGCTAAGAATGCTAGCCCACTATTTGGCTAGACATGATGGGGGCCGCTACGGAGACGTACTTCTCAATGGCGACATACATCAAGAGAATGCCAACAAGATAGGTATCTCCAGAAAGCTAGTCAAGACCGTTACTTATGCGTTCCTTTATGGTGCTGGCGATCAAAAGATTGGGCTATCATATGATGCCCAGCTTCCCCCGAACAAGGCAAAGAAAAAGGGTAAGGAAATTAGGCAGGCCTACATGGATGCTATTCCTGGTCTTGAGAAACTTGTTAATGCTACTAAGACAGCTGCAGAAAGAGGTTACATACGCAGCATCGACGGTAGGCATATCAGCTGTAACTCGCCACATAAGGCATTGAATATGCTCCTGCAGTCAAGTGCAGGTGTTATAGCAAAACGGTGGATGCTGTTAACGCATGAAGCCATTATCAGAGCTGATATTAAAGCTCACCAATTAGCGTTCGTTCATGACGAACTGCAGTTTGAAACTAAACCTAACTTTATAGATGATCTCAAGTTCGCCCTCCTGTGGGGTGCAGCTGGAGCTGGAGAATATTACAACCTTAGGATCCAGATCGCAGCTGACGCCAAGTCAGGAAGAGATTGGTCAGAAGTCCACTAGCAAGTGTTTTTTGTGTAAGGCCGAATTACCACTTGAAGCCTTTCATAGAAACAAGAATAGGGGATGTGGCGTTCAATATGAATGCAAGGAATGCAAGAAGAGGTATGCGAGCGAAAGAAAGAAGTATGTGCTGCCAGAAAATGAGATATGCCATTGCTGTAAAAGGGCACCAGCAACACACTGGGATCACTGCCACAGTACATGGCAGTTTCGTGGATGGTTGTGTAACCAGTGCAATGCAGGTATTGGTTACCTAAATAACAGCATAGAAATTCTGAAATCAGCCATTAACTACCTATCCACCTAAGCACACATGGCAACCAAATCCAAAACATCTCTTGGTCGAGTTGAGTTTCAATCTCGTGCCAAGTTCAAACACACCCGCCAAGGCAATGGAACTCGATCACTCCCCAAAGGAACAAAGAAGCTCCGTAGGGGGCAAGGTAAATGAGTCTGCTGATTGATGCTGATTTCATTGTCTACAAATGCTGCGCTGCCAGCGAAACAGAGATCGACTTCGGAGACGATCTCATCGTCGTCACTTCCAAGTTCACCGAAGCATACGAGTACGTCGAACGTGAACTCTATAACATCGCCAACGACCTTGGATGTTTCGATGAGTCTATTCTGTTTTTTTCTGATTCTGTCAACTTTCGTAAATCTATTGATCCAGCGTATAAAGGACATCGAAACAGAAAGAAACCGTGTGGTTACAAAAGGGTCATCAATAAACTCAAGGAAGACTATCACGTTGTTGTGATGCCGAGTCTTGAAGCGGATGATGCTCTTGGCATCTATGCAACAAAAGAGTCCGGTCACATCATCTGCAGTCCTGACAAAGACATGCGGCAGATTCCTGGTGACCTGTACGACCTGACTAACGAAGTCGTCACAATCACCAAAGAAGAAGGTGACCGCTGGCATCTGATCCAGACAATGGCTGGTGATCAAACAGACGGTTATGGCGGAGTACCAAGTATCGGAATCAAGAGAGCGGACGCTTTACTGACTGAGAAAGGTGCAACATGGAATACCGTTCTGGAGACCTTCCTGGAAAAGGGTCTCACTGAAGACGAAGCATTGATGAATGCACGTCTAGCAAAGATCCTACAAGTGGAAGATTATGATTTCACCAATCAAGAACCAAGACTTTGGTCTCCCATCTCCGATAGTCGAAATGACGATGGAGCAACAGTTCAAGCTGAAGCAGATTGAAAATGCATTACGTGATCCAGAAACAAAACTGGAGGATGTAATCACTATCTTCTTGGCTCTACAGCATCAGAACTTTGTACTGAGTAACTCACTTTCTAACTTAGTCAAAAAATGGCCGACTCCAACACCACAGGTCCAAGCTACTACAGGCGAGGATCAATACAAGTTTGGGACTTCATCCGAGACCAAGGATTGAGCTTCCATCTTGGCAATGCAATTAAGTACATCTGCCGTGCTGGATATAAAGACAGCAAGATTTCCGATTTAACCAAAGCCATCCACTATCTACAGAATGAACTCGAAAACGAAATCTTTCATCAGCGACCAAGCAAAGGAATTCCGGAAAAGTTTCCAGGTCAGGAACAGTACGAGTCCAGCTTCACGGACTATGCAGCGGAATTTGATCGTTGAGGAGTTCAAAGAGTTCCTTGATGCAGAAAATCAGTTGATCATGGGTCTTCGGATCAATGCAGCTGATTGCTTGAAAGAACTGGCTGACATGGTGTATGTCGCATACCAGTATGCCGAGAACCTGAATTGGGATCTTGATGAAGCTCTCAATCGTGTTCACCAAAGCAACATGAGCAAGCTTGGTGAAGACGGGCAACCCATCCGTCGTGAAGACGGCAAGGTTCTGAAAGGACCGAACTATCAACCCCCTAACCTTACTGATCTTGTTTGATATGTCTACCACCACCAAAGAACTCATTGCCCGTACTGGGCGAGTGCAATCCTGGATTGACGATCCCACCTCACGACTTCCTGTTTCTTGCACCGTGTTCGTGGTGGAAGACACAATGGAAGGTCCTAATGGAATCGAAGCATCCTGGCGTTTTGTTTCCCACGCTCTCCGCTACGGAGCTGGCGTGGCTGTCCATTTATCCAAGCTCCGACCCAAAGGCGCTGAAAATGGCAAGGGACTTGTGGCTAGCGGTCCAGTATCCTTTGGAAAGATCTACTCCACCCTCAACGAAATCCTGAGGCGTGGTGGTGTTTACAAGAATGGAGCTGTTGTATGTCATCTGGATCTTAACCATCCTGATGTGCTTGAGTTTATTACTGCTAGTCGTAGTGAGCTGCCTTGGGTTAAGCGCTGTGTCAACATTAACGACCACTGGTGGGAACAAGCGACTGAGAACACCAAAGCAGCGCTCCTAGATGGAATCCGCAAAGGAGACATCTGGCTCAACAAAACAAAGGTAGATAAGAATGGAAATCGAATCCGGGGTAACGTATGCCTGGAAGTCTATCTCCCAAGCAGGGGCACCTGTTTACTTCAACATGTCAACCTCGGCGGATGCGAACTCGATGACATTCAAGGTGCATTTGTCAACGGAATGTCCGAACTGTGTGCACTACACGGCAAGACAAATGTTGGAGAAAGCGGAGAATACCTCCCTTCAGAGACAGATCGCCAAGTCGGTCTCGGAATGCTGGGACTTGCCAACCTTCTGAGGCGATACGGTGTTACGTACAAAGCCTTTGGTGAAGCACTTGAAAAGCTGAACGCTGGACAAGACTTCCGCAACTACGACTACACACCAGCTATCAGTCTTGCAAAGGAGCTGCAAGCTGGTATCAAAGCTGCGGCTGAGGTGGCCAAGGCAAACAACATGGACCGCGCCTTCGCCATCGCTCCTACTGCCTCGTGCAGCTACCGCTACACCGATCTTGATGGGTACACCACCTGTCCTGAGATCGCTCCTCCTATTGCCCGCCAAGTTGACCGCGACAGCGGTACGTTTGGTGTCCAGAGCTTCGACTACGGTCCTGTTGAGATCGCGTCAGATGTTGGCTGGGAAGACTACTTTGCTGTAGCAAATGGCATCGTGAAGATGCTTGATAAGACAGGCCTCCTGCATGGTTATTCATTCAACTCTTGGAGTGACGTGATTACCTATGACGAAGCCTTCATTGAAGAGTGGCTTGCATCTCCGCAAACCTCCCTTTACTACTCGCTTCAAGTAATGGGAGACACACAAGATAAGTCGAGTGCCTACGCTGCACTGGATGAATCTGAAGTCGATGATTACCTGGATGCGCTTCTAAATGATCCCGTACCTGACTGTAATTGTGGAGAGTAATGAACCCCTATCAGAAACTATTTAATCGAAAGAGGAAGTGGTCTCCTGTTCAGACCACAGCCGGTGCTGTAAAGGAGGGCTCGGAGGAAACTATCTTCCGGGCTCTTGCCCTGCGGCACATGGAACTCCCCGTTGGGGATTTTATTAAAGATGCACTAACTAATGAAGTTCCGGCACTTTCGCACGACTTACTGCTGTCCAATATCCGGGACGAAGAAAACCACGACTTGGCTCTCGGCTACATCGCAAACGCTTACGGCGTTGACGAGAAAGCTGAAGCCGAAGCAATGCGCCTCCGGGATGCTTGGGTCTCGCATCCTGATCACACTATCCTCAAAGCGATGGTTGCCGAGCGTGCAATTTTCTTCGTACTACTCCCATTCTTCCGGTTTAATGGTGACGCTGGAATGCGAACAGTAAGTGCTGACATCTCACGTGATGAGCAAGTACATGTTGCAACGAATAGCTTGGTATGTCGTGAGCTTAGCCTCACTGTGTCTCCTTCTTTGGATAAGCTCCGGAAGGCAACCATCAATTGGGTAATGCAGCCGCTAAAGCGGTCCGAAAATAAGTACCTAGACAAACAATTCTGGTTGGATCAAAGCGACAGTCTGATGTATGCAGGCAAAGCTGAAGGTCTAATCGAAACACAACGTGCTCGGATGCCTGCATTCTTTGAGCACGCCAATCCTAATCTACCCCAATACGCCTAACCACCCGTGACAACACACACCGAACAGATTCATGGCAAAGCAAAAGAAACCGCAGCAGAAGACCGAAGAGCGTCGTAGTAAGCCAATCCCAAAGGCTGCTGAACGTGTAGTGTCTCGGGCCACAAAAGATGGCAATGTAACCAAAACTGAGAGGCGTGACATTCGTCAGGCTGTTCGGGGCTCAGGTGGCACAAAAGCTCAAGCCAAGGCCACCGTTAAGTCTGCCAAGACTACAAGCAACAATAGCTATAGCAATAATGCGATTGGCCAGTACGCACGCACTGCAGATATGTATGGCATGGGTACTGCAGATCAAGGTGTCTTTAGTGGTGCATCCTGGAACCAGGCAAAGGCTGCAGGTTATACGGACCAGCAAATCCGAGACTACTTGTCAGGTGGTAACACTGGACTGATGATTGGTAACCGTGTCCAGGAAGTGTTGAACAACTACGACAACATGGCAAGCCCTGCACCTGATATGCCCGCAGGATATGATCCACGAGGTGAGGGAAGAGAGATCGCGCCTAGCACAGCATCGCGGCCCGATGTATTCTTCTCACCTGTGAACATGGAGGGCATCAATAATATGTGGGGCAATCCAATGGGCAACGGTGTAATGACGAGTTCGGTCGTTGGTGATGGTAAGAACTGGCAAGATCCTGCTAATGCTGCAGAGCTTGCACGCTACCGCACACCAGAGATGATTATGAATGGATTGAATGGTGCATACGCTATGTCAACTGCCAATCCCAACCTGGCCCAAAACATGGCAGCATTTGTCGATAGTGGGCACCGTGAGTCGCTATTGACTGGAAAGACGCCATCAGCCAATCCACAAGGTTGGAATGAGCTGTATCCGGCAGCAATGGGTACTGCGTCTACGCCCTGGTCTCAAGCATATGCTAACCAGCTTTCGTATAAGTCGCCTTGGATGAAGTGAGTCAAGACACCATAATGCTCAATTCATTGGAAACGTTCGGCATGACAATGCGTGAACTTATCAATGAGCTTGAAGATAATTATCCATCCTTTATTCCGCATCCGTCCGAAACAGACCGAATGATCATGTACAAAGCCGGTCAGCGTTCTGTAGTGGAGTGGATCACAAGTAGACTAGCCGAGTAGAGTCATGGCAAAGAAAAGGAATGAAAACCAAAGGCAACAAGAACAGCGTCAAGAAGTAACACAACTTCTACGTCAAGCTGCTAGCAACGGTAATCTTGGTGGACGCGAGTTCAAAGAGATCCTTGATGCTGGTGGTAATGTCAACCGCATTCTTGAGCGGGCTGTAGCAAACAAAGGCTTGACGATTGCGTCTGGCGTGGTGAATGCCTACAACAAAGGCGAGTACTTTACGCCAAAAGATTATTATAAGTATAGCACTTATAATCAGCCCTTCAACCCGATCATCAATCAGATCAAATCTGCAGGTACTCTTGATCCAAAGAGTGCCTTATTTATTGGTAGTCGCGGTAGTACAGCAACTGTGCTTCCAAGGGCAATGGGTGCAGGTGGTACAAAGACAAAGGCACCTATCGCTGATCCAATCAGCAATGATGCTGGCCTTAATCAAGAGCCACTAGGTAGTGACTATGGTGGTGATGTTAGCGACGCTGGTGGCTTTGACACGGGCTTCAATGACGCGACCACAGATAACACTGCTGATAACACCAATATGCTTCAGGGTTCAACCCTAGGTGGCGGTGATGGTATGGCTGGCGCTCTTGGTATTAAATCGAAGAAGTCAAGCCGCAGACAAGCTGGTGTAGCAAGTAAAGGTACATCTCAGCTGAATAGAGATTCATTGAAAATCGCACTTAACTTTGGCTAATGTCGGCAAAAACAAGATATGACTATTTATCCAGTGACCGTTCACAGTTTCTAAACGTAGCAAGACAAGCAGCCGACCTGACTCTTCCTTATCTCAATCGAGGTGAAGAGGAATGGGTAAAAGGTGCACGTCATCTCCCAACACCTTGGCAAAGCGTTGGTGCAAAAGGGGTTGTCACTCTGGCATCTAAGTTGATGCTAGCTCTACTGCCCCCTCAAACCAGCTTCTTTAAGCTACAGGTTGATGACAGTGCACTTGGTACTGATATTCCAGCTGAGGTTAGGTCAGAGCTAGACCTATCATTTGCAAAGATTGAACGAACAATCCTTGATTCAATCGCTGCTTCCAGTGATCGAGTAGTTGTTCACCAAGCAATCAAGCATCTGGTGGTGACTGGCAATGCATTGATCTTCATGGCAAAGGATCAGTTGAAGCTGTATCCGCTTAACCGCTACGTAGTAGAAAGAGATGGCAACGGCAACGTGATTGAAATAGTCACAAAAGAACGTATCTCAAAGAAATTACTGCGAAAAATTCTACCAGAATCAGTACCTAATCGGCCAGATGGTAACGAATCAGATCGGAATGACGAGTGTGACATTTACACCCATGTTCGTCGTGACAACAATAGGTTCATCTGGCATCAGGAATATGAAGACAAGATCATTCCTGGGACGATGGGTAAAGCTCCTATTGAAGCAAACCCTTGGTTGGTCCTCAGATTTAATACTGTGGACGGTGAGGTGTACGGCAGGGGTCGTGTAGAAGAGTTCCTCGGGGATCTACGTTCCCTTGAAGCACTCTCTCAGGCACTTGTAGAAGGCTCTGCAGCAGCTGCCAAAGTTGTCTTCGTAGTATCACCCTCAAGCACTACTAAACCCGCCACGCTTGCCGCTGCAGGCAATGGTGCTATCGTGCAAGGGCGACCCGATGACATTGGTGTAATCCAAGTCGGCAAGACGGCTGACTTCAAGACTGCGTATGAAATGATGCAGTCCCTTGAAAGGCGTCTTAGCGAAGCATTCCTAATTCTTTCTGTTCGTCAATCGGAACGTACGACAGCAGAAGAAGTAAGGATGACACAAATGGAACTTGAACAGCAGTTGGGAGGATTGTTCTCTCTTCTTACTGTAGAGTTTCTTGTTCCGTATCTAAATCGGAAGCTAACTGTCTTCCAAAAGACTGGCGAAATTCCTCGTCTACCCAAGGATATTGTCAAACCAACCATTGTTGCAGGTATCAATGCTTTGGGTCGTGGGCAAGATCGGGAGAGCCTTGCAGCTTTCCTAGGTACTATCGCCCAAACAATGGGTCCAGAAGCTTTGTTAAAGTACATTAACCCAGAAGAAGTTATCAAACGTCTTGCAGCTGCTCAAGGTATTGATGTTCTCAACCTTGTTAAGAGTATGCAAGAAATTCAGGGTCAGATGCAGCAGAACATGGCAATGCAGAAGGAGATGGCGATCACTAACCAGATTGGCCAATTGGCTAAAACTCCAATCCTTGACCCAAGTAAAAACCCACAAGCAATGGAGATGATCAGTGGACAAAACAACCCCGTCCCGTCCGCAGCGGACCAAGAACAAGCCGGTTCCGCCCCCGTTGTCGGTTGAAGACAAAGAGTTCTTCGATGATTCCGGCAACAAATATGCACCCAAAACCAAGATCGGCAAACCAACTATCGGTGTTCCAAACCGTATTGAACGTGTTGGTCTTGGCAATCTGAAAGTAATTACCACCAATGGCTACACTGACAGTTGATACGTCTGAGTATCAGGAAGGAGAGTTTACAGCAGAAGAGCTTGATTCTTTGCAGGTTGGAGAGCAGCTTGCACAAGAAGAAGCAGCACTACTTGCTGGTAAGTTCAAAGATGCCGAAGACTTAGAGCAAGCTTACATTGAGTTGCAACGCAAACTGGGAGACCCTTATCAACGAGAAGTTGAGGATGAGGTTGAACAGGAAGTAGAGCAGGAAGAAGAAGAAGAACAAGAGACTCTGGATCCGTCATTCCTTGATCGACTGTGGGAAGAATCTCAAGATGACTATAGTGAAGAAACACTAGAAGCTCTTGAGAAGATGGATGCAGCTGATCTTGCTCAAATGTATCTGGACTATCGAGACCAGATAGAAAGCAGTAAGGTTCTGTCTGAAGAAAATGTAAGTCAGCTAAAGGGTGTAGTTGGTGGTGACGAGAGTTATGACCAGCTCATGGCATGGGCAGGCGAGACCCTGAACGATCAGGAGATTGCTATGTATGATGCTGTAATGGATAAAGGTGATCCTCTTGCCTGCTTCTTTGCTGTAAAGGCGTTGCAGTATCGCTACATGGATGCAGCTGGTTATGAAGGTGAACTGATTACCGGTAAAGCACCTGCAAGTAATGTTCAAGGCTTCCGTAGTCAGGCAGAACTGGTACGTGCAATGAGTGATCCCCGCTATGACAATGATCCTGCATATCGTGCAGACGTTGCAGCAAAACTTGAAATCTCTGATCTGAACTTCTAATGGCTAACGGTAAAGGCTGCAAAGGCGGCAAAGGAACAGGAACCAAAAAAGGTTACTGAGCATAAGTAGATCCGTCAGTACTGCGAGTGTATTGGCGGATTTGAAGGAGTGAGCAATATCATGTCCTTCGCTATCTTATTATGATTCCTATTCTAACTACTCTGTCGGTGATTAGCTCATGGTATGGTCCTGGTTTTCACGGTAGCCTTACTGCAAGCGGATCTCGATACAATCAACACGGCCTTACTGCGGCTCACAAGTCACTCCCGTTTGGCACACGACTTCGAGTGTGTCGCCAACGGTGTGCTGTGGTGACGGTCAATGATCGTGGCCCCTACATTTATGGAAGGGGGCTTGATCTCAGTAAAGGTGCGGCTGATGCTATCGGTCTCACTGCCTCTGGAGTTGGACGGGTACAAGTAACTCGACTAAACTAATTCCAATTATGACTGCTACTATCGCAGCCCCACGCTCTCAAGACAATACTTGGGAGCGTTTTTGTAGCTGGGTCACCAGCACTGATAACCGTCTTTATGTTGGGTGGTTTGGGACATTGATGATTCCATGTCTCCTTACTGCCACTATTTGTTTTGTCATTGCATTTATTGCGGCTCCCCCTGTCGATATTGATGGCATCCGAGAGCCCGTAGCTGGGAGTCTTCTTTATGGAAACAACATCATATCGGGAGCCGTCGTTCCGAGCAGCAATGCCATCGGACTACACCTCTACCCAATTTGGGAAGCTAATTCACTTGATGAATGGCTCTACAACGGGGGCCCATTCCAACTCACAGTGTTCCACTTCCTCATTGGCATCTATGCTTACATGGGACGGGAATGGGAACTTAGCTATCGACTAGGGATGAGGCCCTGGATCTTTGTCGCATACTCAGCACCCGTTGCCGCAGCGACGGCAGTCTTCCTCGTGTATCCGTTTGGTCAAGGTAGTTTCTCGGACGCCATGCCCCTGGGTATCTCCGGCACCTTCAACTACATGCTGGTGTTCCAGGCTGAGCACAACATCCTGATGCACCCCTTCCACATGCTTGGTGTGGCTGGTGTGTTCGGTGGCTCC